CAGGTTTTGTGGGGTAAAGAATGGCGAGTGGACTAACAGAAGTAGCGGACCTCGTTGTAGAAGACGGGACCATCGTCGCCGGTGCGAATAGCTACAACGCATTGGCGGACATTACCGCGTACGCTACGCTTCGGCAAGATACCCCGGCGGTCGCATGGCTGAACGCCGGGGAGTCGGACCAAGTCGCCGCGGCCATCATCGCCGCCGACTACATGGACACCCGGTGGAAATTCTCTTCGTCGATCAGCGATCCGGGGACCGACGTCCTCGCGGCCCAAGACCTTGAGTGGCCGCGCCTAGCGCAGTACGACTCGCGGTGGGTATGGATCGCCGACGACGAAATCCCCGGCTGGATCACCGACGCGCATTCGGAGTACGCGATGCGGGCAATCACCCCGGCAACGTTCGTCGCTCGTGCGCTCTTGAACGACCTTGTGACCCAGGACGCCTCGGGGCGCTTCATCAAAGAGACCTTCCAGCAAGTCGGCCCGCTGCGCAAGCAAGTCAAGTATAGTGATTCGAAGGGCACGAAAACGTGGTCGAACTATGGGAATGCAGACCGCATCATGCGGGCTTCAGGTCTTGTGGTTTCCGCCTCTGGTACGATGGCGGTTCGCGGCTAATGTCTGCACTCACCGAAGACCTCGCGGACCTCGCCGTCGAACTCATTACCGAGGAAGGGCGAGTAATCACAATTCGATCGAAGGTAAACGTACCCGACCCGGCGCAGCCGTGGAAACTATTGTCGACGTCAAACACGGACCAAGTGACGGTCGGCGCTTTCTTCGAGAATATGTACTCCGATCTTGTTATTGCGCTCGGTCAAGTCCTCGGGGCGCCCGAAGGGGCGCGCTCGAATCTGACCATGAAAGAGACGAGTTGCCTAATCCCGGCGCGAGACCTTACGTCCGAGATAGTGGCAGAAAACACTATCATCGACGGGACGTCCACGTGGGAAATCATTAGCGTCGAGAAGATTGGGCCGGGCACGGTTCCCGTCTTGTATATCTGCACGTTGGGGCGATAATGGCAAGCACGTACGCTGAACTACGCGACGCGATTCAAGACTTCGTTCTTCCCGTATGGAATACCGCTACAGGTAGCGCGCCATTACACTACGACAACCTTGACGGTTCTCGGGCCGAAGGAACCACGTGGGGTCGGCTAACAATTCGGCAGACCGGTGGAACCCGCGCGACCCTCGGCAGCAACGCACGGTTCCGACGCTTTGGAGCTATTTTTGTTCAAATCTTCGTCCCTCGGGACACGGGGATGGAGACCGCGGACGCTATCGCAGAGGCGTTAGTCGAAGCATTCGAGAACGCAGGGGGAGTCGGGAACGTGTGGTTCCGGGACGTCGCAATGCGAGAAATTGGGCTGGATAAAGATTCAGCCTTTCACCAAATGAACGTCGAAGCGCCGTACACCTTTGACCGGCTCACATAGGAGACCTTTTAGACAATGTCCAATACCAATCGAGTAGCCCTTCGGGCTGCGCTGGAGTCGAGCTTCGGCGTCGTTCCGACGGCGCCCGTCCTTCGCGACCTCTGCATCACCGGAGCGCCTTCGCTGGCATTTACCCCGGAGACAACCGTTTCGGAAAAGATCCGATCGGATCGCCAAATCGACGACCTCATTTTGGTCGGCGGCGAAGCGGGGGGAGACGTCAACTCCGAACTCGCGTTCAGCGTCCACGACTTCCTTCTGGAAGGCGCGTTCTTCAACTCGTTTCAGGTTCGCAATGAGCGCCTGAACGACGAAGTCACGACCGAAATCACGGCCGTAACCGGAACCGAGTTCACCGTTCTGACCGGTGGCGTCCCCGTCGTGAACGATATCGTTCGCGGTGAGGGGTTCAGCGTGGCGGCGAACAACGCCTACCACGTTATCGACGGCGTGCCTTCGGCAACGCAGTTCACCACGGCCACGGCCACGGCCGAGGCGACCCCGCCCAATCAGGCGCGGTTGACCACGGTTGGCCGGCGAGGCGCCGCAGGCGACCTCGTGCTGACGATCGCGGGCACGAGTACGCTCGGGTCCACGGTCCTCGACTTCACCACGCTCGGCCTTCAGGCCGGCGACTGGATCGCGCTTGACGCGCTCCCGGTTGCGCCGACGAGTGAGGGATTCTACCGAATCGCGATCACGCCGACGGCCACGCTCATCACGTTCGATATCGTTCCGGTTGGCGCGGTCACAGACACCCCGGCGGGTGCGATGGATATCTACATGGGCGAGCGGCTCATCAACGGTGTCCAGTTCCAAAGCTATTCCCTCGAAGAAGTGTTCGAGGATCATTCGCCGGTGACGTTTCAGTATTTCCGCGGAATGACCGTGGATGGCATGGTGCTCACCGCCCCGAGTCAGTCGATCGTGTCGATCGTTTTCACCTTCTCCGGAAAGGACGGGTTCTACTCTGATACGGGACTTCCGGCAATCGTGCCCGATCAGCTTCCCGCCGTTGACGGCCCGACGGCGCGCGTAGGTGCGGCGACAACCGTCACCTCACTCCCGGTGAATGTGCTCAACTCAAGCTCGAACGTCGCGCGAATCTCGCGTGGCGGCGTGCCCATCGTCGGGGCGAACTTCGTACTCGAAGCCTCGGTAGAGATTGCAAATAACCTTCGGCAGTTGAACGCCGTGGGCTTCCTTGGCGCGACCAAAATCGGCGACGGCGAGTTCGGGGTCACGGGTTCGCTGAACACGTACTTCGACGACGCGTCGCTGGCACGTGACGTTGTGGCGAACGCCGAGACTTCGTTCGACATGCGCTTCGTCGACAACGCCGGTCACGCGATTGTCATCGACGCACCGCGCATCAAGTTCTCCGAAGGCGCCCCTGAAGTGCCGTCGAAGAACGAAGACGTCACCATCGCCCTCGCCTATCAGGCGATCCGCGAGCCCGTCTTCAACTACACGCTTCTCTGGCAGCGGTTTACAGGCTTCCAGAAGTCCAATTAAAACCTTGGCCCGGGGCATGTAGCCCCGGGCTTCGGCTTTACACTATTACAACAGGAGACCCCCATGGGACTTTACGACCTCTTCGGAACAGACCTTGACTTGGAAAAAGACGGCTTCGCGCTGGAGTACGGCGACGTCACCTTCGTTATCGCGCGGGCGGGCGGAGCGAACCAGAAGTACCAACGATGCGTCGAGCGGAAGATGCGGCCGTACCGGTCGGCAATCAACTCGGGCACCATGGTCGAAGACACCGCCCGCAAGCTCATGGCCGAAGCCTACGCGGAGACGATCGTCCTCGCGTGGGACGGCGTCACGGATCGAGACAACAACGTCCTCGACTTCACGGTGGAGAACGTGACGAAGGTCTTGCTTGACCTCCCGGACCTGTTCAACGAACTCATTACAGAGTCTTCGAGGATCGCGAACTTCGTGGCGGCGGCGGCGGAAGCAGACTCAAAAGACTAGGGGAGTTTCTTGGTTTCCAACTCCGCACGGGGAAAAACGCGGCTAAGATAGCCTCGGCGGCGAAGGAAATGGGAACTCCACTCCCCAAATCTATCGCCGACGCCCCACTCTTGGAAGACACGTACCAACACAACATCCTCGCGGCATTCTGGAAACTTTCCACGTGTCGCGAGGTTGGTATGGGCACCGGCCCTATACCATGGGTTGCCATCGACCGCTTCGCAACGAGACAAGGGTACGACATAGACGAGATTGAGTATGAGACGTTCGTGTACCTTATCATGGAACTAGACTCGGTGTTCTTGGATTACGTCCGCCAAGAGAGCGAAAAGGAATCGAACCGTGGCAAATCCAGAACAGTTCGCCAAAAGAATGAAGCGAATCGCGTTAGGCGTCGTTGACGGCGCGGCTCGGAGTGTCCGCAATTCGGCGATCAGCGTCATTCGGGTAGCGGCAAACACCACGCCGGTAGACACCATGCTCGCTCAGTCGAATTGGGTGGCGTCCATTGGGGAGCCCGACTTGACCCCCCGGCCTATCCGCCCGCGTACCGACGTGGTTGTGGAAGCTCGGACTGCGCTCCCCCTCGAAGAAATCAGGCGAGCGATCTTCTCCCGGAACGTGGTTGAAATCCATATTGCCAACGGCGGGGACAAGGTTCCCTACCTCGGCAAGCTGAATAGAGGGTCGAGCAGGCAAGCCCCCGCCGGGTTCGTCGGCGCTGCACTCCGGGCGGGGGCCGTCGGTCCTCTATCAAAATCAAAACTACTGCGCGTCAAAGGCAGTAGCGCGAAGGGTTCATAATTGGCTGAAGTTCTCGATATCGTCGTCCGGCAACGGGGCGCGCGGCAGGTCGCTAAAGACATCGCGCAAATCGGAGTGTCGGCGACGAGTGCCACAACACGCCTAAAGACGATGCAGCAAGCGCTCAAGGGCACGTCTACGGCCATGACCCAAGCGTCGGCAGCGGGGTCGAAGTTCTCGACCTCGATGAACAAGGTCGCGACCGGAACGACCGCCGCCGGCGCCGGGCTCAAGCGTACACGCCTCGGGTTGTCAGGGGTCGGCACCGGGGCATTCGTCGCCGGCGCGGCCTTGACTGCGGGGTTCCTCAAACCCCTCAAGTCGATCATTAGCTCCGCCGGAGCCTTCCAGTCGGCGATGAACTTGGTCTCAGTGCTGACGTCGGTAGACAAGACGTCGACCGCCTTCACGGCCCTCGAAGCGAAAGCGAAAGAACTCGGCGTCACGACGCAGTTCACCGCGGTTCAGGCAGCCGAGGGTATGCAATTCCTCGCGAAGACCGGCCTCGAAGCGAACGAAGTTCTCACCGCGATCCC